GTATAAAAACCAGAGGCCTCCCAAATTCATTAGCTCTGCTTCCGGACTAAACACAGCCGCTTTCAAAAAGTACGGCAATGAGGCAGACCATACGTTCATTGTTAACGGAGATGCAAGTCGTGCTGTACACTATCATGAGTTTCCTACAGTCGGCCCGGCACTTCCGGGAATGCAAGCCATGTTACAGCAAGGTATGCAAACTGTTTCAGGAGTTGACGGAAGATACACAGGGCGTGACACCGGTTCTATCTTAACTACAGGTGGGATCGAAGATATGCTGGATCGCGCCACACTGATTGACACTCCGAAGATCATGCAGTACGAAATGTATACCCGTAGATTAACAGAACTGATACTCAGAAACTTTATTGAACATAGCCCAGACCGCAGCTACTTCATCAAAGATCCTAAGACAAGGGAGTGGACAACCATAGAGGTTCCATTCCAAAAGATTAAAGCGGAGACATTGTTCAAGTACAGCATCAACATCTCTTCAGAGTTGCCAAAGAATAAAGCAAGACTTGCAGCATTCGCCAACGCCATCATGGAAAAGCAGATGCAGTACGGGAATAACCAACAGGGCCCGCAGATGATGACACAGGAAGAATGGCTCATGTTCCAGGACGTACCGAATCGTGAATACATGTTGGAACGCATGGGCGTAGAACGATTGACTGACATGGTGGAAGACACTGCACAAACATTATTCACATATGCCAATCTTGTTAAGGAAGGCTTGTCACCTGATGACGCAATCCTTGCCACGGCTGATACAATGAACAAGAAACGAATGGGTGAGCAAATGCCAGAGTCACCAATTCCTCCAGTGATGCAGGAAGGGGCAACACAAGCGGCTTATCAGGATCCACCTCTGCCACAAATGCAACCTCAAAATAATTTTATGTAGAGTTTGACTCTTAGCTAAGGCTGTGGTACTCTTGCATTGTGCAAGTTAGGTCCGCAGCCTTTTCTGTGTGTAGTCTTGCCGCTCCATCATCATACGCCTGTGATGAACGAAAGGAGAACAAGGTAGATGGCAGACTCGACATATCAACCAGCCACTGAACAAGATGTCTTTGCAGCTTTTAACTTCGAACCCAAGAAACCTGATGTAGTTCCACCCGCAGATGGGGGGACACCACCAGCCGGAGCACCTCCAAGTGCGCCACCAGCCGACGGTACGCCGCCAGCAACTGATCCCGGAGCAACGAAACCTGGGGGAGGCGACGAGGGAGGAGATGATCTTAAAGCGAAAGCTGAAGCTGACGCAGCATCCGCTGCCAAAGCTCAAGAAGAATCTAAGGCTTCCCAACGATTTGCAGAAATGCGTGTACAGATCAAGAACTACGAATCCCTTATGGGTGAAATAGCAACTGTGCTCGGAGTCACGGATGTGAAAGATTCGGAAGCTGTACGTCTCGCACTGCAAGACAAAGTCTTACAAGCTCAAGCCAAATCAACTGGCGTACCTGAAGAGATCCTTCGTCAAAACAAAGTGAATGCTGAACGACTGAATCAGTTAGAGTCCCGAGACATCGAGGCAGAAGCTTATGCAGGTTTTCAGAAAGTCAAAGATCACTACAAGTTATCTGACAAAGATATCTCAGAGTTCGCAGCACAGCTCCGAAATGTAAATAAGAATCCTTTTGCTTCCCGTATGGATTTACTTACGGAATACCGTAACATGAACCATGAGGCAATCATAAAGAAAGCAACTGATGAAGCGATCAAAGCCGAACAAGCCCGGGCAGACAAAGCTAACAATCATTCAACAGCACCAAATACAAAACAAGGCGGCGACGGTGGAAGCACCTCGCAAGTAAACACAGTAAAAGATCTCGATGCTTTACTCGCTAAGATGTAGCGAAAAGATTGCACATGAAAAGGAGGACCTATTATGCCATTAACATTGAATGCACTCAATCCTGTAAATGACATTACCAATGTCATCGACTTAGTAAATAGTAACCCTGCCGGTACTATCAACCCGGAAGCGTTCTACAGCAAGCAGTTGCTGGACACGATCCGCATTGATGGAGTAGAGTATACCTATTACAGGTTGGCTGACTCCGCACCTATTCAAGAGAAAGCTGATAAGCTGGTCTTGCGTAGATGGGCTCCCCTTCAGGCACATACCGTTCCTTTATCGGAAGGTATCCCGCCTAAGTCAGATCGTGGCTCTGTAGAGAAATACGAAATGACCGCGTATCAATACGGACGCTACATGGAATTTACCGATAAGGTTGATTTCAAAGTGGTAGATCCTATTATCGCACACTACTCCAAAGAGTATTCTGTCGTTGCTCTTGAGACATTGGATCTTTTAGCAAGAGAGACACTCCTGTCCTTGGCTAACCGTTATTATGCAGGTATGGCTGCAGACTTCACATCCTTGACTGTCACCAGCCAACCAGCTCTATCTGACTTGCGTATGATAATCCTGGCTCTGAAGAAAGCTCTTGTCAAACCCCGCTCCAATGGCCGTTTCCATGTTATCGGGTCTGCTGATTTCTACTATGACATGATCTCTGATCCTCTCGTAGAGAAGTACATGACTCTTAACAATACGACCAAGACCATGTTTGACAACACCAAACTTGTTCCCTTGTTCGATATGGAGTTCTATGAGAACATGCTCGTACCTACCTCTGCAGAATATGTAGATGGTGGAGAAACAAGACGCAGAGTCTTCCGTATATCTTCGGCTGACGGTGTAACTCCTGTAACTTATGAGTATGCCTACATGGATCCTGCGACATACTTGACTGTAGCTCCTGGCTACATGCAAGACAGCCGTACAGGGCAGGATGCTTCTTACAATCCTGAACTGGCAACATGGGACATCGCACTATACAATACTAACCATCAGGCAGACGGCGCAGTGAATAACGAATGGTATGAGTTCAAAGCTCAACACGTTCTTATTCTCGGCAAAGATGCACTAACACGCACGGGTCTCCAGGGTGAGGACAATGCTAAGATGTACACCAAAGCCAAAGGCACAACCGGTGTGCTCGATCCTCTAGACCAGCGTCAGTCTATCGGATTCAAAATCAATTCTGTTGGTTTCAGTTCGACCAGACTAGAGGCTATCGTGGATTATATCTGCGTGCCTTCCCAGGTGAACTCGATCTAAGGAGGAACCATGGCCGCTCGTAAAGAAAAAGTAGAAGTAGTTACAGAGGAGATTGCAAATGCAGTCCCTCTTACGCTACCTGAACTCAATGCCAGAAAAAGAATTTTGGTAAAGGACTACACCGATCAGGAGAAACTTCCCATTACCCTGGCTCCAATGTATGCAGCTTATTTCGGAAACGTTATGACTGTATCCATCAATGGTATCTCTATTCGTGTAAGAGTAGACGGTACCACACAAAGAGTTCCCAAAGCTTTTGCCAATGAGATCGATAGACGGAGAATGTCAGTTGATGCACAGATCCGTAGGCAGACTCGTATGTCAGAAGTCTCCAAGAATGTGGAGCAGAGTCCTGGAGATCTCCAACTTTTTTAAAGGAGGATTTGAATCATGGCATTAACAGGACCATTAAAGTATGTTAACACCTTTGTCGTGACTGCTGCAGATGTAGCAGCCGGCAGTTTTGAAGAGCAACAACTGAACGCAGGGATACTCCCGCCTATGAAATTTGCAGGAGAAACCATTCCTTTTGAATTGGTTGGAGCAAAGAAAGCTGCAACTGTAGCTGCTGTAGCTACAGCCGATGCATCAGATCTTGTAACAGCTCAGGCCTTGGCCAATCAGCTGAAGACCTCAGTTAACGCCATCTTAACCAATCTGAAAGCTGCAAACCTGATGGCTTAACCTATACCAGTATACGTAAGTCCATAAGGACGGGGAGAAGTCCTCGTCCTTTTACTATAGGAGGAACTATGGAGATCACTAAGATTGTGCAGTCCGTGAATAAGAAACTTGCCGGAGAAATTCTGATCTATTCAGAGCTGGAAGTGTATCTCGATGCGGTCATAGATGAAATCAATGCCAAGTTGAACAGTAGTTTCCCTGTGTTTTCTGAGTTCAATAACACAGATCATATAGAAGTGTACCCCAACTACAACTTCTTTCCCGAGAAGTACATACGCACCGTAGTTATCCCAGGCACAGCTGCCAAGTTCTATATACAGGATGCGGAAGGCATGGCTACTGCACCTCAGTTTGATATGGAATATGCCACAGCTCTGTTCATTATGGAGCGTGATTACCTCAACTTAGTCCCTGTACTGTATCAAGTCACTGAAGAACAAGGTGTACTGGGGATTACTGATCTAGATCAGGATAGGGGGCTAGAGATCTATGGCGAATTCAACGAAATTTAAAGGACCTGAACCACTTGCCAGAACATTGCTGACTGAAGCAAACTACATGATGGGGATGAACTACACTGATGCTCCGATTATGGAAGGCACAGGTAGGCTCCTCATTAATTATGACATCAAATCCAACAAGGCTCCGCTGATTCCACGCCCAGGGATACGCACATCTGCTATAGCTGTGCATCCTATCAAACGTGCAGACGGAACACCTTTACTATATACAAGCGAGACAGCATTACATGCCAGTAAGTTCTGTGCGGAAGGTTCCTTACAGTTCACACAGGCTATTATTGCTGACCTTACTGAATTTGTACAGGATACTGTGTCTGAATTGGTCAAGGGTGTGGCGTATGTGTGCACTGTTTTACCAGAAGGAGAGACCGCAGAGATAGAAGCACCCCCTGCTTTCGGTGGATATACCACAAAAGAAATCCATTATGAGGATTTACGCAGACCAGAGATAGCTCCAGAGGATGCTATACTCAGTTACTGTTACTTCAGGCAGCCTCCGAACATGGGAATCCATGGCATGCCTGTGGAAGACACCTCATACAACAGTTCTCATGTGGGAACGTGGGCATTCGGTAACAGATGGTGGTACTTCAGACATGTAGTGGAGGGTGAACAGCTCGTCAAGACACAGTATGACGAGGCTGATGGTTACTATATCCCTGAAGTTATAACACCTAGAGTGCTCACACCTAAAGAAGCTGTGCTTTGGGGATACAACATGCTGTCTGATAGTCCATATGACTTTGAAAATGCCACAGGTGTAGGCCTTATTCAGCTGAATGGGATCCTTCCCT